CTCCGCTAGAAATCCTGCTCTTTTTAATATTTTAGACAATCATAATGTTGACTGTGTGTGGCTGTTAGATCAAGATGAAATCTATTCAGAAGAAGATATAAAAAATACCCTAGACTATCTTGCCCCTCTTGCCCCGAAGTCTCCTACATATAGGATCAACTTTAAGAATTTTGTTTTTTCAGAAGATCAATATATTGAAAATTTCATCGCTCCGCGTATTTTTGGCGTCAATGTCGATGGCCTAAAAACCTTAAATCATTTTTACTATGAGAATGACGTAAATTACGTTATTGATGGTCAGATAGTTGATTATAAAGAACTAGGCATAGAAGATATCCCAAAAGAGGTATGCTTTCCAAATCATTATTCGTGGGTTGGCTCTCCAGAATTCTTGAAGGCAAAAATAAAACATCAAGAAAAAAGATACGACGGCTACTGCTCCTACAAGTGGAATGAAAAAAAGGCTGAGCTTGAATTTAATAAAGCTTTTTATAAGAAGACTAACCAAAAAATACCTACTGTAAAAACTCAAAAAAAATAAAATGAAGAAAATAAGAATGAAACTACCGTTAGATAAGGGGTTGGGAGATAACTTAACGCTACTCCCTTTGGCAAACGCAACTGACCTAACGCTTGAAATTACAGAGGCAGATATTTCTAATGCACGGGTGGATGTATTGCGCGAAAACTGTAATATCGAAATTGTGGAAAATCCCTCGCCCGAAATCCCAGAAAGCATAAAAATATATGGCGATGAGGAGGCGAGCAAGCAGAGGGCTTGCCATCAGGGGATTTGGTGGCTTAGAGCTTTTGGGGTTTTTGATGATGAGGTTGACTTAGTGCCTCGTATAAAACTGACAGAGCAAGAGGATAACTATGGAAAGCATTTTGTTGCGAGCTTGAGAAAGCCAACGTTGTGCTTTTGTCCCACTGCTGCGGCGCATTCGGGGCCAAGGAATTGGCTTAGTTTCGTTGAAGAAGAAGTTGTGCAACAGGTGATTGATTTTTTTGAAAAATATTTTACGGTTCTATATATATCTAAACGCATAGAGCCACGCTGCTGGAGGAAATCTTTTATTGACTTATCTTCACCTGAACTTTATTCTATACGAGATCGCGCTGCGATTCTAAAGTATGCAGACGCATATTTTGGAACAGATACGGGATTAACGCACTTGGCTGTTGCAGCAGGATGTAAATCTTTCGTATGGCATCGCAATATGAAGGGGGTTTGTTACGATGAAAACTTCTTGAGCTATGGGTATACCGAAAACATGTGGCGCGAGGGTGGATACAACGTCTTTAATTATGACACAACTAACGCAAACGATCTTTTGTATGACATGTTCCATCAGTGTGTAAGTAGAAACCCCAAAATCCAATTAACAAAATGAAGAAAATTATAGTAACAGGCGTAACAGGGCAAGATGGTAGTCATATGGTGGACTACCTGCTTAAAAATACAGAGCATACCATTATAGGAGGAGTCCGTAGGCTCAGTGTAAAAAATCACGACAATATCAAACACCTAAAAGATAATCCACGCTTTTTTTTAATTGATTTAGATGTCACAGATGCTCAAAATACTGACCGAGTTATTGCTGAACATAAGCCTGATTATTTTATTAATTTTGCAGCTAATTCTTTTGTGGGTAGCAGTTGGGAGATGCCTGTGAACCACATGCAGACGAATGCTATTGCTATCTTGCATCAATTAGAAGCCTTGCGTAGACACGTTCCTCACTGCCGCTATTACAACGCAGGTAGCTCTGAGGAGTTTGGGGATGTTAAATGGACTCCACAGTCAGAAATACATCCATTGCGACCTAGAAGTCCGTATGGAGCGTCTAAATGTGCTGCTAGGCATTTAGTTAAAGTTTATAGGGACTCATATAATCTTTACGCAGTTCAAGGGTGGTTGTTTAATCATGAGGGAGTTCGCCGTGGGGAAGAATTTGTCACTCGTAAGATCACCAAAAACGTAGCTAGAATTTTTCTTGAATCGATTAATGGCCAAGAAATCACGCCGCTACAGCTAGGTAACGTAGACGCAAAGCGGGATTGGAGTGACGCAGAGGATTTCGTGGATGGCGTTTGGAAGATGCTTAATCAAGAGCAGCCGAAAGATTACGTTCTTTCCTCCAATGAAACCCATACTATCAGAGAATTCGTGGAAGAGGCATTTAATTTTGCTGGCTTTCATCGTAGTATGTGTTCTTGGCAAGGAAAGGGTGAGGATGAAAAATATTTTCACGGTGACCAGTGTCTAGTGGAAATTAATTCTCTTTTTTATAGGCCCGCAGAAGTAGATATTTTGTTGGGGGATTCATCTAAAGCTAGAGAAGAGCTAGGGTGGCAACCCAAGACAAATTTTTTACAACTTGTGAAAAAAATGGTTGACTGCGATATACCTTGCAGTTACATGTAAGGTATGCCCAGAGGACAAAAAAGCTGTCCTGACTGTAAGATTTTTGTAGGAGCAAGAACACCCAAGTGTGCTTGCGGACACATATTCAAAAAAAAGGTCAAAAAACAGCCCAAACCCTTTTTTAAAGAGAGAAAGGAATTTATAAAAAGGATGCTTGGTGGCCAAAAACCAAGCGATCACCGCCTTGATATGATGGTGGCTACTAAAATATTTGATGCGTTTGAGAATGATTTAGATTTCCTCTCAAAAGTCAAACCGCCATTTGAATTTAATGGGAGTATCAAATATTTTCTAACGAAAGACGGTAAGGAATATTTATTGAAAAAATATCGGGAGTTTAACTATAAAGTTCCAGAAGCAGACAAATATATTGACACAAAAGAAAAAGTAGGCGAAGATATACACCAGAGTAAATCCAATACCCTAAGAGGTTTTTTATATGAGTAAAATTAGCAGCAACGATTACACAAAACAATTTTTTAAGTCAAACAAAGATCATCACTATAATCTAGAAAAGGCTGCTGATGAATATATTGTGTCTAGTGGCTCGATGATCTTGGATTCTTATCTAGGTGGCGGGTTTGGTAGCGGAGTGCATCGCTTTACAGGCGCAAATGAGGGAGGGAAAACCAATGAAGCTTTAGCCGTTATGCTCAATATGCTGAAAACGGTAGACAGCAGTAAGGGTTTATACATTAAAGCAGAGGGCAGGTTGTCAAAAGATGTGCAAAAAAGATCAGGTCTGAAGTTCGTGCATGATCCAGAGAAGTGGGTTGCGGGAACTTGTCTGATATTTGAGTGCAATATCTTTGATGTAATATTTGACTACCTAAGAGGTTTGCTGAGAAATAACCCTGAGTCTGAAAAGTTCTGTATTGTGATTGACAGCATGGACGGTCTTTTACCCAAGGCAGAGGTGGATAAAAGCACGGGAGAGGCGGCAAAGGTTGCTGGTGGGGCGCTTATGACCTCAGACTTCCTTAAGCGTGTTAGCTTGGGTATGTCTAAGTTTGGCCACATGTGCATTATGATTTCGCAAATTCGCGCAAATATTAATGTAAATCCTTATGCCAAAGGCGACCCCAATAACCAAACAAATTCCAGCGGAGGTAATGCGGCATTGCATTACCCCGATTGGATTCTTGAATTCCAAAAACAAAATAAGTCTGACAAGATTCTCGAAAAACCAAACCAACAGATAACACCTGACAACAAGGTTTATGGACACATGGCAAAAGTTTTGATTTGCAAATCTGTAAATGAAACAACTGGCCAAACCGTTAAATACCCAATCAAGCACGGTAGGGTAGATGGCAAGTCAATTTGGATTGAGAGAGAGATAGTGGAAATGCTTCTTATGTGGGGGTATTTGGAAAAATCTGGAGCTTGGTTTAGTGTAGATAAAGATGTGAAAGAGTTCCTTGCTTCCAAAGACATTGAGATCAAGGATAAGTTTCAAGGAATGGCTTCAATATATGAGTATCTTGAGCAGGATGAGGTGACTACAGAAGCCCTAAAAGATTTCATAAAAACAAACGTTTTGGAAAAATGATCTTTCTCTCTACGCAAGGGCGAGAAAAAAAGATTAAAAATTCAACAAGATATTTAATTAACTGGAAAAAGTCCTGTAAAAGTAAGCTCCAAAAAAATATCAAGGATTTGCTTTACAAACATTGGTGCGCTGATATAGTGTTCGAAGAGTTGCCTGTTGTCGGCACTCGTTTAACTTTAGATTTTTACAACGCTAATAAAAAAATAGCAGTAGAGGTCGATGGAAATCAGCACTACAAATTCAACAAATTCTTTCATAGCAACTCGCGCCAGAACTTTCTCGCGCAATTACAGAGAGATGAAAAGAAAGAGTATTTTTGTGAAATAAACAACATTCAACTTGTGAGAATCTTAGAATCAGATAATGTATCTGAGAAACTATTAAGGGAGTTAGGAATTATATGATAATAACAGATGATGAAAATAATTTGCCGCAATCATTGCTGCAAAAGATATATGACGCTACAGGTTCGGCAAGTGGCGGGAATAAAGGTTTCCTGCTGGTTTATGTTAATTCCGAAGGTAGCCCAAGTATTTCTTCAAAAACCGAGAATGCTTGCGTAGAGATGGCGCTTGGTAAAGTAATAGAAATTTTTGTCTCAAAAGAGAAGGAGGCGGAATGATTTTCTCGTATGACCTCGAAAAGAAAGTGCTAAGTGGAATACTTCAGCACCAACACAAATGGGAAGAAATTTCTATCTTCCTGAATGAAAGGGATTTTTACAGCGAGGATTCCAAGGTAAATATCTCTCTGTTTAAGCTGCTTAAAAACGCACTCGACAATGCTGAAAATATCGACGAGACAATCTTAATTCAAAGGATCAACCAACTCAAAGTTAGCTTTCCCGATAGCATTGATGTCGGTGAGTATGTTTACTCGCTTGCCTTTTACAAGATAACAGAAGACATTTTTATCTCCTCTGTAAAAGAACTCAAGAAGTTTACTGCGCGTAGAGAGATATACGACTCTTGCAAAGAGGTCGCTAATTTTGTGAAGAAGGCTGATCCAAGCCTTAAGTATAGCGCCTTGGTCGATCAAGCAGACCAGATTTATAATAAAAACATCAAAGACTTTGAGATGTCTGATACGGGGCCAGTTAATCTCTTCGAAATGATGGAGTCAGTGATAGAGGAGCGTGGCAACAATCCAGTTGAAGATTTTGGAATGCTTGGGCCTCATCCTAGAATTAATGAGATGTATGGCTCTTTGCTTTTGGGGGGAAATATCTCAGTCATTGTGGCGCGTTCAGGAGCAGGTAAAACAAACTTCTGCATGGACTACACCACAAAGGTTTCTGCCGAGCATGATGTGCCTGTCCTGCATTTTGACAATGGAGAAATGAGCGAGGAGGAGTTGATCTTCCGTCAGTGCTCTGCCATGACAGGTGTTCCTATTTGGCTCTTGCAAACAGGAAAATGGAGAACAACGGGATACAAGGATTGGTCTGCCGAGGAGGTGGTTAAGCGTGTGCGTTCTGCGTGGAGTAAAATTAAAAACATGAAGTTCTATTACGAGAATGTCGCAGGGATGTCTCCCGATGAAATGGCATCTCTGCTTAAAAGATTCTACTACTCCAAGATTGGTCGAGGCAACGAACTTATCTTCAGCTTTGATTACATCAAAAGTGATTTCGGGACTATCGGCAAGGTCGATGGGTGGCAACAGGTTGCTTACCTTGTCCACAAGTTCAAGCAGACGATCCACCGTGACCTGTGCTTCGACGGGAAGCCCTGTGTGTCGATGATCACCTCTGTTCAGTCCAACCGTCTTGGAATCACAAATAACCGTGGTGCAGGAGCAATTGTGGACGACGAAAGTGTCGTCTCTCTCTCAGACGGCATCACTCAGTTCTGCTCTCACCTGTTCCTGCTTCGCAGAAAGGTGGCCGAAGAAATTCATGAGGAGGGTTCGGAGTTTGGGACTCACAAATTAATCAACTTGAAATCAAGACACTTGGGAAGAAGTGCGCTTCGCGCTATAAATCCTGTAGAGATGCCAGATGGTTCAAAGAAGTCTAATTTTATTAATTTAAATATAGAAAACTTCAGAATTACTGAGAGGGGTGATTTACAGGACGTTGTTAACTCTTTAAACGGCAATGGGATTGACGTTGAGGAGAATGGCTTTGAGAATATCCCGATGGCAATGACAGACTAACCGCAATGAAACATACCCCACTACCACCGCTAGAGGTTCTAAAAGAATATTTAGATTATAATCCAGATACAGGGATAATCACTTGGAAGAAAAAACCACATCCGCGTATTAAAATAGGTCAAGAGATAGGGTATTGCTCCTCTTCTGACAGAAAGTATTACAGGCAATTTATGTTTAAAGGACGGAATTTCTATGCTCATAGAGTTGCTTATTATAATAAATTTAGGCTACCTAAAAATTTACCTTTGTATTATCAACCAACTAATTATGTCTTGCAAACCTGGTCTTCTAAATGACTATATATATCTTTAAAAGACTATTACTTATGATACCTACATTATTAGGTATTCTTTCTTGGTAATTAAGTACACTCATTTTTACACCCTTTTATTATCAAACTTCGCTTTACTTCCGGATCCGAATAATTTTAAGGCACCCTTATCACTGGAGGCATTAGGTCTATTAAATATCCAGTTTTGCCATGCAGAGAGCCTTCCAAAGATCTTAGTTTCACATGATTCCTTTCCAGGAAATCTTAAATTTGCCTCTAATCCAGTTAATGCATCGGGAGAAAATGTTGTTCTTTCTTCTATGCTTAACCTAATTTCCTCATCCCAATCCAAATCATCAGGTATTACTGTAATTAAACCATGCTGAAATGCTTCTT